GGATGTAGCGGCCCTCGCCCACGTCGGCGTCGAAGCCCAGAGGGTGGGTCTGCACACGCAGGACCTTCCGCTTCATGGGGTCAACGGTAGCACCCTTGTACTTGATCATGAACTGCACGCCAGCGGGCAGAAGGTCATCAGGCACAGCCACAATGGGGGAGCCGTTGATCACACCGATCTGGCCGTTCAGGATAGCGCCGGTGGTGTACTTCTCGTTGTTCTGAAGGTTGGTCGCCAGCTTGGTCTGGATAGCCAGGGTCTCAGAAATGAAGGTGACACGGGCCTTGCCCTTGGGCACCCGCTTGTTGCTCATGGCGGCATGGCCGGTCAGCAGGGCTTCCACCACGGTGTCCTTGGTCAGGGCAGCACCGGGAGTCACTAGACCAGCACCGCTGGCCCACACGTTCAGGCGGTAGGCGTCAATCTCAGGGGTCACCTGCTCGTCCCAGACCTGCTTCAGAACGGCGTTGCAGTGCTTGATGTTGTACTGCTCCCCGGCGTTCCCGGCGTCGATGGCGAAGGTATAGGACTTGTCCTGGGTCATCACCAGGGTCTGCACGGTGTCGCCCAGTTCGTTGATGGTGCCGAAGCGGCTTGCGGAGGCGTTCCGGTTGTAGTCGTTGATGGGCACCTGGTCAATGGTCCAAATCTTGATGGCGTTGACGCCCTCAAAATCATACTGCTTACCGGCGTAAGCATCGGTCACGGAGGAGAGCTTAAAGCGCTCGTCCAGCTTCTTCTCATATTTGGTGGCAAGATTGATCGTAGCCATATTCTCTTCTCCTTCCTGCCCCCAAATTCATGGTAGGGGGCAATCAGGTCCCGTCGTACCAGGCGCGGTCAAACTCGTCCATTTCACTGGCGCTGCCCGCGCTTCTCTGGCTTCCTGCGGACCGTCGTTTGTTCTCGCTGTTCTTCTTCGCTGTCTCCAGCTGGCTCTCCAGCTTGGAGACTTTCTCCCTGAGTTCCCGGTTCTCGAATCTGGCATAGGCGTTCACCAGGTCCTCGCCGTCCTTGAAGGCGTCCCACACATCCTTGGGGATGTCGTTGGGTTTCACCTTCGGATAGGTCCGGGCAAACCGCAGGAACTGTTCCTGCCGTTTCGCCTCTTCCTGGCTTTTGGCCTGGGCTTCCTTCTTTTGCTGGTCCTTCTGGGCCTCGAAGGCCTTTCTCTCTCGGTCCAGCTTGATTCTCTGGAGGGCAACGTCCTTGTTCAGGTGCTCCTTCTTGGCCAGCACCTCGGCCCGTGCCCCGTCGATCAGGTCCTCAACGGAGATTCCCTGGGGCGCAGCGAGTTCCTTGAGGAAAGTCTCCATAGCGGTGAGGCGTTCCACCTCTTTCCGCGCCGCGTCCCGGTCCTCCCGGATCCGCTGGTAGTCCAGGCCCATCTGGGCGTAGGCGTTCAGCTGCTCCGGGGTTACCCGCACCGTCTGGCCCAGGTGTTTCAACTCGATCAGTTCCGGCTGGTCTGCCGCTTCCGATCCGTCAGTCTGCTCCTGCGCTTCGGCTGTGGGCTCGTTGGCCGCTTCGGCCTCTGCTTCCCCTTCCTGCTGGTCTGCTTCCGGTTCCGCAGTGTCATTCTGTGTCTCGCCTCCCTGGCTTTCCTCTTCGTCTCCGTCCAGGATCTCCAGATCCGAAAAGTCGATGTCGGACCAATCGTCCGGGTCTCGGGCTGGATCTTCTGTCACGCTTTCGGTGCTTTCAGGGATGGTGTTCACAGTCAGTTCGTCCATGTGTAGTTCCTCCTATTGGGCATGGGTGGCCCAAGTTTGTTCTTTGGTTCCCGCTGGTTTGCGGTCAGTTGGTTGTATGCTTCACCCGGTCCTCCACTTCCGCCCGCTTGGCGTTGTTGAACCGGTCCAGAGTTCCCACCAGGTAACCGGTGATCCGCCGGATCCTCTGGAAGGGCACCTTTTCAAAAACGGGGGTGATCCCGTATTCGTCGGGATCGCCGGTGCGGCGGATGGAGAGCTCCACCACGTGCCGCCCCTCTTCCTGCTCCATCATGGCAATGGCCGCTTGCACAATCTCCTCGGGGATGTTGTCCGGGTTGTGGATGGTCACGTCCATCACAGCAGCCCCTTCCGGTCCAGAACAGCCGCGAACTCATCCCGTTTCAGGGGGCGTTCCGGGCTGGTGCCGTCCATGACACCGGTTTCCTTGGCCTTCTTCCAGGCCCCCTCCTCCTGGGACCACTCCGGCTCCGGCAGGGTCACTATGTGCTGGATGGCCTTCTGGTAAATCTGATAGGCCTGCTCGTCGGTCATTTCCTGGAGCAGCTTATTGATGTCCATGTCCTCGTCCTCTCCTTTCAGTCGCGCATTGACAAGTTTTGCGATCTCGCCATATTTCCCAAACAGATAGTTTCCCGGGCAGCTCTTGCCCTTGTCTGTGGTGTATCGGTGGGGGACCATGTTGCACACGGCCCAGTCGCCGGTAAACGCGGGGCAATACTGTTTGCCCTCCTTCCAGATGAGTTCCCGGATGCCGTTGCGCTGGCAGATGTCCACGCACAGGTTAATCAGGCTCTCAAAGGCTGCGTCGGTGCATTCATAAGGCTCCTGATAACTCTGGATGCTGGAGACCTCAATGGTTACCACCTCATGGTCCACCTTGTGGGAGCAGCACCAGGCCCGATTTTCCTCCAGAACGTACTGGCCAATTCGCCCATCTGGGCCAATGCCGTAATGGCTGGATGCCTCGGAGGTCTGGAATACCTGACCACAGCCCTCCACACTGCCAGGGCCAGCCATCGTATGGATGGAGATGCCCTTGATTTTCCCCTGTCTGGGCTTCGTACAGTGAGGGGACAATTTCGTGTATGCAACGAGTTTACTGTTACTCACCGGTACTCACCTCCTGCTTGACTTCGGGGAGCCCCGCAACGGAGGTCAGCAGAGACAGCACCCCAGCCAGCACAGCGGCAGACACCGCCATGACCCAGTTAACGTCAGACAACACAGCGGCTGCGCCGATGGTGGCGACAGCGGTTTGAGCCATGGTCTTGATGGCCCGCACCCCGGCAGCCTTCCACCAGAGTTTCCATTTCTCGCTCATCGGTCCTCCCTCCTTTCCTCCAGCACCGTAATTCGGTGCTCGTGATCGTCCACCTTTTCGTAAATGTCTTCGTGTACGTCCTTAAACTCCTTGAGTTGGTCCTTGTATCGGTCCTTGAATTCCTCCAATCCCTGGGTGAAATTCGCCATCTGCACCGTCAGCCTCGTGATGGTGGAATTCAGCTTCACCATTGGACCGGCAACGGAAATCACGAGGCCAACGAGGACCACAATGACTCCAACCACTTCCCATTCCGTCATGTGGCACCTCCCATTCGGTCAAACCATCCCTGCGGTGGTCCCGGTCTCGTTGACCTTTCGTTGCAAAGCGGAATATCCGCCTCCCGTCGGGATCTCGTCCTTTGTGGTGTCTCCCGCCACCGGGGCCCCGCCGGGGTTCTGGGGGACGCCCTGCTGCATCTGCGCCTGCATAGCCATGGCGTTTCTCTGCTGCTCTTTCAGTTCGTTGATGAGCTCTCTCCGTCCTGGGATGTAGCCGTCGGGAATTCGCTCCAGATACTGAACGGTGTCGATCTTCCCCATCTTCAACAGGTTGTCCAACGTCTGGATGGAGGCGATTTCCGAGTAGTACGAACTGGCCCCGATGTCCAGTTTGATGTGCATGGGCATGTCTTTCAGCTGGGAAAAGTCAAACTGCATCGGAATCTCTGCCGGGGTCTCCTGTCCAATGAAGTCATAGACCTGCCGGACTTCTTCCGGCGTGGTCATGTCCACATACCGTTTGCCGTAATACTCGCCCATAAACTCGATGTAGATCCTGTATAGGTCCTCAATGGACTTATACAGGTTTTGCTTTGTAATCTCCGACGGGGTGGAGGCAGCCCGCTGCAAGGCAATGATGGCCGATGTGTTGTCAGGCCGCGTGTCGCCCAGGGCAACGGATGTTGCGCCCAAACTCTGCTCCGTCTCCTCCACCGCCAATTGAATGAACTGGGAGATTTGCGGGGAGATGCTGGCCGGGTCAATGATCTTGGCTACGTTGTTCACGTCGCCGCCCTGGATCCCGATGGCAGCGCCAATCCGGTTGTCCCATTTTCCGACCCTGGTCGCGTCGTACACGACCTTGGGAAATGCCGTGGTCATCAGGGACAGCTGCGACATGGCCCAGAGCTTATTTACGAAAATCTGATTGGGAATCAGACCGGTAATCATGGCCTGCCCGTGGAAACAGTCCTGGATGTAGTCCCAGTTCAGCCAGGAAATGGGATATAGCTTGATCCCCAAATCCCACGGCTCCCGGATGGAGGACCCCCGGGCGCACTTGTACGCCCAGATGTGGCGGGTCTTGGTGTCCCGCCAGAAGAGCAGGATGGTGGTCACCTTGTCCGTGGTCTCTTTGGCCGCGTCCGGGTTGGTGTTGTCGCCGTCCCCGCCGATGTTCCGCCAGGTCTCGAAGCCGTTCTCCTTGGCCTCTGCCTGGGCTGCGGAGATAATTTCCCGCCGCTCCAGAATGATCCACGGCTGGCTCTGCACATCTCGGTCGTTGGGGTTGCCGAAATGGACCCGGAGATTCTCTACAATCTCGGTTCGGATACACCCCTTGGCGTCCTGCCCGGTCTCCGCGTCCGGGTCCCACCAGGTGTAAAGGCACCCGTCCCCATCCACAGCGGCATTTCTGGCGAACTCACGCATCAGCGACGGGATGTTGTTCAACTCCGTCAGCGCATCCAGTTCCTCGTTGATGATCCGAACCGGCTCCACAAGCGACGTGGTGTTCGGCGTCGCAGACAGTGGGGAAGCGTTGACCTTGATGTTGTCGCTGGTGATGGTCGCCACCGTGAAGCAGCACACCCGCTTTAGGAAGTTGAACACGGGAGTGGGAAGCCCGTTGGAAATCACGCCCTCCCACTGTTTCCCGATGAAGAAGTTCTCGTTGACGCGGACAGTGTCCTCCAGATTGATGCTGGAGTTGAAGTCCAGTCCTCGCTCGTACAACTTCCACGCCGTCCCGCAGTCCGGCAGCTTGCTCTCCTTCCCCAGGGAGTAGGTGTTCAGGCCGGAAGTGTCCGGCTTTTTCTCTCTCTTAGGCATCGTCACCGCCTGCCTTTCTGGCTGCGTTCATGTCGTAATTGAGGATGTTGTTGATCCCGGTAAACAGCAGTTCCTCCTGTCTCTTCCGGGTCTCTCGGTCACCCTCTTCCGCTTTCCAAACCTGTTCCAAGTGTTCTACCTTCTTCTCAAGGCTTCGCACTTTAAGGGAGATGCTGGCCAGGCGCGTGCTCAACTCATCCAGGTGCTTTTCGTTCTTGTGCTCCAGCACCAGCAGAACGACAAAACACACAAGGGCAAGCGCAGTTCCGATGCCAAACAGAATGGTTTCCATAGTGTCCTCCTCACAACGCAAGATAGCTGGGGCTGGGGGCCCCGCTTCCTACCATGAACTCCTCGTAGCTCTCCATGCTGTCCTCGTCATCGTCATACAGGACAACCTTCTTCTCGTCCTTCTCCGGCTGTGCAGGCAGCACACGGGAAATGCAGTAATACCGCACCCCGTCCACCGTGTGGGTCACTTCGTGGGGGTCCTTGGCACAGTCGTTGGGGTTTTTCTCGTCCGCCTGGATATCCTGGATATCCCCGATAACCTCTTTGCAGGCATCGAAGAACATAAGGCCCGGCAGCTTGTCCGGCGCCGTCCAATAGTCGTCGCCCTCGCAGAAGGCCAGATACCTCCCCTGTGCCTGACACAGCAGCTCGTAGGCGTTGCGGGAGGCCCCCAGGTTCTCCGGCCGTCGGAACACCCGTATCCGATCCGGATAGCGGCGGGCGTAGTCCT